ATCAATAGGTAGTAAGCTTTTATCTTGTTTAGGTCATACCAATTTACTTTTGATATCTTTATAATATTTTTTTGTATTACAATAAAACGATTCATTGTGAGTAAAACGATAACACAAAGTGAATCTAGATATCAAGAAATTTTTTCCCACCCTGACCCATTATCCAAAATGGATAATTCAGCTTATATTAATAAGCTATACCAATTTTAAAATTACTTGTTACTTACTAATTTCATAAAGTATTGATACTCTTCATCGCCTACTACTGGGTTGCCTGACATAATACTACCCAATTCTTTAGCAGTTGTATCTTTACTTTGCTCACTCAAACTCTTTACTCTTTTTTCTTTCTCTTCATCAATATTAGATGTAGTTGAAAGTTTTTTAAATTTACTAAAAAATTTATTATCTTTAAGTGCCATATTTACCTTTTCTTTTTAGTTGTTTTTTTTGCTGTCTTTGCGGCTCTTTTAAAATTAGCCGCTGTTGGAGCTCCTTTAGTTCCAACCTTTCTCATTCGTTCACCACTACCAGCCTTGATTCTTTTTCGCTTAGCATGAATATTTGCATAGAGCCCTTTTGCTTTTGCCATAATTATTTATCCTTTTTAATTAGTTGTTTGTAATAATGTTGTCTATCGCAAGTAAAGTGTGCATGAGTTTTATCTAAAAATGATAAAAAGCTCATATCGTTTGTAACCATTTTATTGCAATACTTACATTGGCCTACCTCAACTATTGTAGTTGGTTTTGCCCATGATTTTTTTTTAACAGCCATTTATCTCCAAGCTTTACGACTCCAGTAATTTGCAGATAAAGTTTTCTGTCCTTTAATTTTTATACCACCTGATCTAGCTAAATAACTTTTTCTAGCTTTCGGATTATTTTTTCTTATCTTCATGTTAGGGTCGCCAAAAGTAACTTTATTAACTTTGCCTGTTGAATTGTTACGAACATACACACCACTCTTTTTTGATTTACCTGGTGGTAATCTAAATGGTTTATTAAGTGTTACTTTTCTACCTTGATACTCAGCCATTATGAATCTATTCCTGGTTTGGGTTTTGGTAATATAACCTGGCCACAACCAAACTTTATATACAAACCATTTTTATTAACTTCGTCTGCACCTAATTCTATTGTAGTGTTGTAAGCTCTTTCATATCCATCAACCATACAGCTAAAACTATCTGCATAAACTTCAGGATAAGTTATTGGTTGTAGGCAACTTTGATTTACTGAACTACATAAGACCATAGTTAATAATATCTTCACTTTTTACCTACACCTCTATTCTGGAATATTTGTGTTCCTTTAATTCCATAAATAGAAGCTACGACCAAAATCCAGAGATTGACAAACCATTGCGGAAAATTATTGAAATGCTCAAAGAACAAATTAATTTTATCCATTGAATGCTCATCACCAAACCAAACACCATAAGCCAGTACCAGGATTGGCAAAGTGAGAATTGCAAGAACTACTTCATCCTTGTAGTCGTTTTGCCTGGCCTCTAAAAGTTTGCCGCTGTACTCCAATTGGCCTTGCGCCATCTTAGACGCATGGTTAGCCTGAGCATCAGCCATAAGCATTTTAGTTTCTTGTTTCTTTTTATAAATATGAGTACCAGCATTTAGAGCTAGTTTAATTGCACTTAACCACATTATCCAGCAACCTTTCCATCTTTCCATTTCATATCTGGGAGTCCATTTTCATATTTTTTCCCATTATAAGTTAAGACTTGTTTTCTATTTGATCCTTGTTCATTAAAACTAATGTGTACCCATCCCCCTGATGGATTTTCAGGATCAAAAAATTCTAAGATCAGCTGATCAAAATCAACATTGTTTTGTAGCCAGTAAGCTATTTGTATGTTGGGGATAGTAGCAATTTCTATATCTGCCGCCATGCCCTTGCAGTGCTGTGAGGTACTTTTTGATCCAATAGCCTCTGAAAGTGCTGGGCTACGATAGCCGCTAGTAATCGTTATTGGTAAATCATACTTAGCCCTTAGTGGCTCAAGTATTTCGTAACATAAATTTTCTAAGTTTTTAATTTCACCAGATCCAGGCTCATTACTTATGCCCTTTCTAGTAGCTGTCATAGACTTAGTGAACTCTTCTAATTTAAAGTGTTTTGATAGTTGCATAATTATTTCTTACATTTACAGTTATCGCAAATACATAAATCCTGGTCATCATGATGTAAATGAAGTGTATCTTTACAATGACACTTACAATGACAGTATTTGCATTTTCTAGTTTTTCTTTTTTTTTTCTTTAGTTCTTGACCAACATCAAAAGTTAAAACATCCTCTACCTTTTGAATCATATCATCTAAAAAACTAAAAAATTTATATAAAAATTTATCTATCATTCTAATATAAGTTTTTTAATTGATTGTGAGCCATCTATATTATTTTCAAGCTCAGCTTTAGATTTAATACATCTATACTCAATATTATTAGAGACACTTCTATTAGCAACCCTTTTACCTTTGAGACATGAACTTAAATCTGGTTGCAATCTTGCCTCTTTAATTTCATTATTAACTAGCATTAATAAAGCTATGACCATCTGTTCCATTAGTGAGTTCCATTTCTAAGTTTATCTATTACTTTTTGTATAGATATAATTTGTTCTTTAAGATGATCTATATTAACTTTGTTATACCTGGATGCTTCTATTTCTTTTTCTATGGACTCTATTTGCCCAGCTAAATGTTCTATGAGCATATACATTTCAAGATTCTTTGGCTCTTGCTCAGCTTTTTTTAAAAGATCAGCTTGAAATAAAGTATCTGCTGTTTCCAATGAACTAATCCTACCAGTTAAATTTGCATAACCAAATACTGCCCCAGAAACTACTATAATAATTCCAATTAAATTTGCTAAAGGGAGTTGTAGTTTTGATTCAGAGCTAACTTTAATTGTATCGTTATCTTTTTTCATTTAATAACCCATTGGTGAAACGCATAAAGTAAGACATAAAAACATTAAAATTAAAATTCCTGTAAAATAGTAATTCATAGTTAAACTCCATATTAATTTCCATGATCTACCATCAGTAGTTCAACACCCATTTCTTTTTGTAACTTTGTTCTTGATCTACCAATCCTTTGTATTGTGCCATCTTTATTTCTTTTAGTGCGATAGGTGTTTGTTTTTACATCTATAAGCCTAATTGTTTGGCCATCCTGGCTAACTGCCACTAAATCAAATGGACATTGTGGATCACAACTTTTACTAATGTGCCAACCAGCTTTAGTTAAATTAACTATTTCCTGGTATTCTCCAATTGTGCCTTTGATATGTGTATTTAACTTATTAAATTTTTTACTAGGTCTAGCAAACTGCTTAGACTGAGAAATCCTACTGCCCATAATAATTTATAAATGTTATTAATTTTCATGTCTAAGTGATGTAGGTGATTATCTCTAATAGTATCAATCTTTTGGTGAATTAATTTTGTTTCACCTTGTAACTTAATAATATCTTGAGAATTTTTTTGTGATTGAGTTGCCATTAATTCATAACCTCTTCATCTGCTGTATCAAGTTTAAGTATATTAACTATAAACATTCTAGCATTGTCAGGGTCTCTCCAACCTTTAGATAATTTAATTAATTCATCAACACCATTAGGGCTAACCAATGATTTAGCTAATTTTTCAGATGCTTTAGATTTAGCATTGTTAAAAAAGAAATTAGAAATCATTTCACTAAAAGGTATTCCACCTTTTGAGCCAAGTGCTGTTGTAACTACATTACTACCCATTTCAGTAGAGCCAGAAAATTTATCAAAAGTATTAGATCCCATAGCTGTCTTATTGCCAGTACCTTTTAAAATTGTAGCAAATGAGTCTATTGATTTTTGTATATCTATTCTTTGTATTGTGCTGTCATTTTGTTTGGCAAGTTGAAATAAAGCCTCAGCAAAATTATTTCTTTTAACTTTATTACTCATTAATGCTTTGTATATAGCATCACCATCTTTAATACCTTTTTCCATACCTTTAGTATGTGCTTGTAAAAAAGCAGTTTCAAAATAACCAGATAAAATATCTCTCCAGGCATTTTGATTTTTAGTTACTTTAGCTTTTTCAGCCGCTAACATACCAGGTTTTATTTTTGCAGACTCATTAAATGCCTCAGCCATTTTTTTAATATCAACAGCTGTAACTTTATCAGAGTTAAAAAATTTATAAATTTTACCAGTTAATTCTTGATTGTTGTAAATTTCATTTTTAGCAGATTTAATATCTTTGAAAAGTTTTAATTTATCTACACCCTCTTCTAAATAAGCTTTAGTAAAATTTTTATAAGCATCTTGTGCTTTTTTAAAATTAGGATTAGTTAGCATTAAATTTTCTAATTCTTTTCCTATTTTTTGAAAAGCTAACATTTGATCTTTTTGATCAATTGTTTTATTAAGATTTTTAGAAAGATCAAAACCCATATCTCTAACCTCTCTGTAAATTTCATGTAATTTACCGCCTTTGCCATCAGATGATTTAAGTAAATTAATTGTTTTGTTTAAAGAGTTGTTTAAAGTTTTATCTTTAGAATTTTTAATTATTTCTTTAATTGATATAACTAAATTATCTACTTCTTGTGATCCAAATTGAAAGTTTTTTATTTTAGTTCCACCTGATTTTTCCCACAAGAAAGCTCTATTAGATTGTAGTGCTATTGCAACATTTTTTAAATTGTTGAATTGCTCAGCCTCACTTAAAACTTTTTGGTTTTTAATTAAACCAGATTCTTTAGCCCATTTTCTAATATAATTTTTTAATTGGTCTGGTCTACCTTTCCAAAACTTATCAATTATTTGTGAGCCAATAGTAGTAGCCATAACATCTTGCTCTACTTTATTAATAACTGACCCCTCTAAAACATCAGAAACTTTTAAATCAATTCCATCTGCTTTTGCTTTTTTTTGTAATTTAGATGCTTTTTCTAATTCTTCTTTAGTAAAAGTATCAGTAATTCTTTTAGCAATACCTGAGGCATTACCCTTTTTAAGTAAAGCTAAGTCAGCCGCTATATTAACAGCTACACCAACACCAGTACCAGCAAGTTCACTATTAGTGATATCTTTAGCACCCTCAGCAACCATACCACTTGCAAAGCCTGTAACAGCCATTGGTACACCAAAACCAGTTGGGGCAAGGATTGCACTAGGTAAAGCAAACTCTAGGCCTGTTTTAATATATCTGCCAGTATTTGTTTTTGATTCATAATTAAAAGGATAACTGTTACTAAATTTATTTTCTATTTTTGAGCCAATTGCCATTGTGTCATTTATTTTTTTACTTTTCTTTTTTTCAAACTCTAATATTTTTTTAGCATTATTTTCAAACTCAGCCATCTCTGCATCACTTGCACCTAAAAGTTCTTTAGTTTCTCTAACTGCTAAGTAAGCTAATTTGTTTGATGTATTTTCTTTAACAAAATCTAAACCTTTTGAAATTAAACTAGGTATATCTAAAATAAATGTCCCAACCTCTGCAATACCAGCACCAGATGATAGGGCTATGTCTTTGCCATCAAAACCACCAACTGTATCAATCTCTTCTTTAGGAATAATAAATCCTGATCTATCAAGTTTATTATTATTTTCTATTGGTTTATTCCTCATACTAGGTGGAATATCATTAACAGAGTTTATTTGGTTTTGTTTTTCAAATTCTTCTAAAATACTTTTAAAATTATAAGTAGACATACTATTTTAATCCTAACATTGTTAAAACATCCTCAACATTTTCTTCACCAAAAGCTTGTTTTATTTTTAAAATAATTTGTTTATCATTGTAATTTAATTTAATTAAATCTGTTACATAAGGTCTAGCAATTTCCTCTGTAATTTTAATTTTATTATTTTCTAAATATTCTTTGTATTTGCCAGTTGGTTTGTTGTTTTTATCTCTAGTAATTTTACCAATACCTAACTCTAAGAATTCTTTGTTTCTTTGCATTACTGTATTGTTTAAAGCTCTTTGTAATTTAACTTTAGCTTTAAATACAGCTGGTGTATCATTTACATTAGGTACAGAATTTTCTAGTAATTTAATTTCTTTTTCACCAGCGGCAACACCAGTAATATTTTTTCTATAAGCATTAAAGTATTGTTGAACAGCCGCCTCCCACTCTGCTCTTTTAACCATAAAAGCATTCAAATCATCACTATTTTTAAATAGTCCTGATTTATTAATAAGCTCAGCTACTACCGCTTGTGATTTACCAACATAAGTAGAAAATCTATCATCATGTAATACTTCCATTACCTCTAATAAACCATCCATTTCTATTGCAGTTAAAACTTTTTTCTCTGCATCAGTTGTGGCCTTTTTACTTAGGTCAGTTGATTTATCTTGACTAGGAACTTCAATAACATTTGCGCCCTCTTTGTTTCTAAATTCTGCTAATTTTGCCATACCATCTTTTGAGCCAATATTAAACATTTTGACATCACCACTATTTAAATCTTTAAAATTAACAAAATTTGGTTTGGTTGGTTTAGTATAAACTCTATTTTTTATATAAAGCTCAGGGTCATATAAAAACAAATCCATTTCACTTTCTGGTACTTGGTCTTTATATTGTTCTATAAATTTTTTCTTATCCTCTTCATCCTCAAATTTAGACATAGCTGATGCTGTTTGAACACCTTGCATAAGGCTAGGCATAACTACCTCTGGGGACTTACCAGCCAAACCTTGTGTTAAAATTGATAGGCCACCTAATACCTCTGGGCTGTATAATAATGATTTAACCATTTAGTAATCCTTCCTTTGATAAATAATCATAAAAAATATTGTCTTTATGTACTTTGCCATTTTGACTTGTAGCAATTTGTTTTTCTAATCTTGATTTTATGTCGTTGTAACTTTGTGAAAATGCACCATTTGTAATATTGTTAAAATATTTATTAACCATAGAGTCTGGCAAACCAGTATATAAATCTGGTATAGCTTCATTAACATCAGGGTTAATAATATTACCCATTAAATAATCTGGGTTATTTAATATACCACCACCACTATAATCAAAACTTCCATCAGGTCTTTCTTTAATTACTTTTCCTGTATAACCCAAAACTTCTAAAGCTTTATTACTTTTATAAGTATCATATAAAGATTTTGCGGCAGTACCAAAAAAACTTAACTTACCCTCTTTAACAAAAGTACCAAGCGGATCTTCTTTTAATCTTGAGTTAAAAGTTGTGTCAGCTACTTTATTAATTCTATCTGTAAATTGTGAGTAATTTAAATCGTTTTTTAAATTTGCAAAAGCTTGGTTTAAATTATCTAAAACAAAATCTTGTGCGCTATTACCACTTAATTTACTACCAACTAAACTTGTATTTTCAAGTGCTTGTAGTTTATTAAGAGTATCTTCTTTTTGTTTATTAGTAGGTATATCAGAATCTAAAAATGCTTTTAAATTAGCTGTTTGATATTTTGATGTTTCAATAATACCTGGTGTTTGCTCATAAGTATAACTACCATCTTCATTTAATGTAGTAGATACAATTGTACCTCTACCCATAGCATCATCCATTTGGCCTAAGGCAATTTTATAATCTTGTAATTGTTTATTATTTAAAGCAACTACAAGGCCTGGATCTGTAACCTGGTTATCATTATTTGATGGTGATGTATTTGTTGTTGGCTCTCCATAATAACCAGAGCCTACATCAAATCTTGAATGCCCACTATCTGACCCTTGATTATTATTGTTGTTGTTGTTGTTTGAGTTGTTGTTACCACTATTACTACTACCTGGATTGCCTGGCGAATTGTTAGAACTAATTCCGCTACTGCCCATCCCATCATGCATCCCTACTGGCATAATAAATCTCCTATAAAATTATTGATATGACAAAAAGTATAGCAAGACCCATTATGTATTTTGATGTTCTTTGATCTATATCACATTCTATATCAAAAATTATTTTTTTAATTTTGTTCATTTTTAACTCCTATAATAATCCAGCCAGTAACCCAGCTAAAGCACCTCCAGCGGCCTCCATGCCACCAAATTTAGATCCTATTAAAGCACCACCTAAGGCAGTTGTAATAGGACTAGCTTTTGTTTGTGTTTGTTGTTGTTGTGTTGGAAAGCCACTAGCAATTGGTGTAACTAATCCAGCATATTGTTGAAGTGATGCAAATGGGGCTAAGTTCTTTTGTCTTTCAAGTTGTTCTAATTGTGATCCTGTTTGTACTAAACTTGGTGCATTTGCGGCTATGTTTAATTGATTTTGTCTTTCTTTATTGTATTGGTCAAAAGCTAAAGGTAGAGCATAATCAGCAACTTGCGCTACTATCTCTTGTTGATTCATTGGACTGCCAGGTGTTCTCCCAGCACCACTAAACTCAGCATTAATACTATTAGCAATTTCACTTGTTGCATTTTGCAACATTGGTGACAAATAAGGGTTAGTATAGTTACCAGCTAAAGTATTTGATAATTGATTATAAGCAGATGTACCAAGCACTTCTTGCTGGGCAAGGCCAGTTTTGGTTTGTGTCGTTGGTGCTACATATCCACTAGCATTTACACCCTGATTGTATAATTGACCTGACTCTGATAAAATTTGATTTAAAACAGGCTCAGCTGGTTTGTATGGTTGAACACCCTGAACTTGCACACTACCACCTCCTGATGATCCTCCACTTATAAATGACATATTATTTTTCCTTTTTTATTATTGGTTTTTCAAGAACTACATGAGTTCTTTTGTAATTATAATCTTTGAGTATTCTTTGCCAACCAGGCCTAGCAATAAGCTCAAGTAAATCACAATTGTTTTGTTCAGCAAAATCTTCAATTACTTTAATTAATGCTGTCCATTTTTGTCTTTGTCTGCCTGTCATAATAAATATGTGACAAGCTTTTGTTAGCTTTTTTTCTACTATCTCAGTTACAACAACTCCATAATATTTTTCTAAAGTTGTTTTTTGGTCTTTATCCCAAACTATAAATAGCTGAAACTTCTCTTGTTTTAATGTATCAAATACAAACTGTGCATCTGTATGATTGCCAGAAAAAACTAAAGCATCTGCTATATCTTTTTTTACTAAAGGCCAAACCTCATCAATGTTAGAGGTTGGTATTCTTACTAATTTCATTAAGTTACACTTAGATAAGTTATTCCTATGTGAATTGAATCTGTTGTACTTATTGTTGCTTTTAATACATCTGCATTTTCTAATACTAAAGGTACTGTAAGTAATTCAACTGATGTATTAGCTGTAAGTGATTGTGTTTTTAAAATAGTAAATTCTGCATTACTTTGAGAACTATCCAAAACATCCATAGATATTGTTGGTGCATTCCCACTATTATTTGTAACTCTAATAGATTTTATAATCAAAACTTCTTTTGATCCTGATGTTAATAAAGGGGTTTCATTAGTTGTAGTTAAAGCTACCCCTTTAAATTTGTATTGATTAGCCATTATAAAACTATTGTGTTGGCCTCATCCTCAGTTAAAGCTTCACCTGCAATTAACTTTGCTTTAGCACTAGCTTTAAGATTTTCTTTTTCAGCTTTAGCTGTTTCTTCTTCTTGTGCTTTAGTTTCAGCATTAGCAATATCAGTTTCTTTTTGTGATATTTCTTCTGCTGTCATATCTACCAAAATTCCATTTGGATTTTCTGGGTTTAATATAAATTTTTGCATAATTATTTCTCCTTATTTAATTCCATAAATTTTAACTTGTGATGCTTTTATTTGATTATTTGTAAAAATAGTTATTCCTGATAATGCAGATGTGCTTTTATATATAGCAAAATTATCTCCAAAATTATGTGTGTTATTATCATAAGTACCAAGACTTCTACCCATTATTTTTTTATAATGAGAAGTGTTTAATGGGTCAAAAATATCAAATTCTGCACAAGCCTCATAACCTGCTACTGTACTACCATAATTAAACATTAAATGGTCGCCAGTATAACCATAAGCTGCAGCTGATATATTACCACCACTAGAAGATATATCTGACCTTACCCAACCTCTACCATACAGAGCAGAAGTTTGTGGTGTTCCACCCATATTAACTCTCATTTTAAGTTCATAATCACTATTTGCTATACTATTTAAAAATATTCCATTAATTATAACTTTATAATGGTCATAAGTAGATGAGAAATAACCATCTATTGCAATAGCAGATGACAAAGTAGTTGGTGTTGTTGTTCCAAGTAAAACAAAGTCAGATGATACTGTTCCCCAAGATGGATTAGCACCAGAGCCACCAGTTTGTAAAACTTGACCTGCTGTTCCATATCCTAATCTTGCTAGACCACTTCCATCTCTATAAAGTATATCACCTTGTGTTGTTAAAGTTGTTGCCACATTAGTACCATCAGTACCTTTTGCCGCCATTTTTGTCCAATATGCAGTTGCAGATGATGGTGTTTGTCCAGTTCCAGCTTGAATACAGATATAAGATTCATCTGAATACACCACTATATCGTCAACAACATAAGCAGTTCCAGACGCATATGCCCCTTTAAATACAGGCTTAATACGACCCAAATTAATTGTTGCCATTGTTTGTTTCCTTTTTTGTTATAGTTGTTTTTATACTGATACTGTTAATTCACCATTTGAATTGACTGAGAAAGTGAGGTTTTGTTTTGTGAAAAAACTTTCATTATACAAGTCACTTTGAGTACCATCATTATTTGCCACTGACATAGCGTCAGCACCATTAGTTTTAGTGAGAACTAAATTTTCTTTATTGTTATCACCATCACTATCAGTCTTGGCAAAGCCATATAGGTCAGTTGACCCAGCATCACCAAAAACTAATTCTGTTCCACCGCTATTAACTGTAATTGCTTTACTAGCATTAGCGGATAAATTTGATATCATATTTGCGAAATTTCTACATTTTGTCATAATTATTTTTTCCTATCTTGCTGTACATGGTACATTGTTTGAGCCTACTAATGATTGACCTATTGCCATGTAGATGTATGATTGACCAGATTCATTATAACTTCCATCTGTACTTCTTGCTTTAAAACCATTTGATAATATATCAAAAGGTATATCTGTAGCTTCAGCATCAGATTTATTAGCTCTTAAATAATTTGAATTAACATTATATCCTGGTCTTTTATTATCAACTATTTGCCAATGTCCTGCATCAGTATATTTTTTAACTATTATAAAAGCAGGTTTCACCCCAGTATAAACAAATGCTCCATTGGCATTTCCATTTCCTCTATATGTACCAAATTTACTATAACCAGTTTTTGAACTAAACGCATAACAAACAAAAGTTTGTCCACTATTATTTACTCCTACTGAACTACCTAAATTTATAACTTGATTAGTTGGTGCATTAGATGTGAATAAACTTGTGTCTGTAGATTTTGCACCACTAGACTGAAAATTAACTACATCTCCATAACTCATGCCTTTACTCCAACCATACCAAGCTCTTGTTTCAGACCTTGCTTTAACCATCCAAAAATCTGGTACTACACCCAAGCCATGCCCAATCGTTCCTGCTGAGCCTGTGCCTGTGTATGTTATTATAGAAAATCCTGCTGTTGTATTAACAGAAGTAGCTGTTGTATTTATAGTACCATCTGTATTAGCTGAGCCTACACCATTTGCTTTCCAACTCCAACCAACATAAGTTTCAGAATTTTTATTAACATCATCATAACTACCAAGTGAAAATCCATCACTATCAAAAGATGTTAATGTAGTAGAAATACTTGTCTCTTCTGCACCAGTACTTGAAGTATTTATATATTTAGGTGCACCTCTTACTGCATCTGTAAGATTATGACCTCTTGCTTCTGACCTTTCTCTAATCCAAGTAAAATCTGGTTGGAAACCAACACCTGTAATTGATTGTGTTCCACCATTACCTGTCCAAAGTTTAGTATTAAAATGATCTGTTGATTTATTGATAGTTGTGTATGCCATTATAAATTTAATCCTTTCGTTGATAAAGCTGTGTAATTTGCTGGAACATCATATTCAAATATTCCATTACCACTTGCGTTAGTTCCAGCACTAGATACTGCTGTTGTTCCGAAGTAGCCATTACCGAAGTTTGCTTCATGGTTAATAGCATTACTACTTGAATTACCCATAGCAAATGGAATAATAAAAGTATCTTGCATATTTGTTGGAAGATTAACTAAACTTCCATTTGTAGTACCATTTTTATAAAACTGTATTGTTTTTGTTGCACTATCTAAATCAATAGCTATTCCCATAATATCTCCATTTGAATAAGCACTTCCATAAGTAGAAGTTTCTGAATTATTTATTCTTAAATCTCCAGAAGATTTCATCATAGCTTGACCATTTGTAGCAGCATATAATGTAGAAGATGACATATTTACATTTTCTGAAACAACTCCCATCCAATTATTAACTCCAGTAGTATTCATTTTTATTTCCCAATAATATTTACCACTTAATGCACCTAAAGTTGCATTAGTACCTGTCCAAGTTCCAGGATAAGTTGCTTTTAAATTTCCATTTGAATATGTAATAGCTGAATATGAAGCTACTAAAGAATTCCAAGTAGCAAAAACATTGCTTGGATTATCTTCTGTTTTTGTAAGTGTACCTGCTGTTGAAAATGAAAGACTATTACCAGAATGGTCTGTCACAGAATTTCCATCTTTTAAAATCCAATGACCATTATTTCCATATTGAACATTAGGGTCAGTTTTAATTTTCCATTCTCCAGTTGAGGAATCTTCTTCCCCAAAACTATCTGCACTATAAGAATAACCATCGCAGAAGTGAATATGGCTCATTACTCCATCAAAACCATTGTCTGTATTGCCACCATATCTTCCATAGTATTGCGTATAACTTGATGTACCTTGTTGTAAGTTAAAGTTTTGAGATGGATAGTTTGTACTTGCAAAAGTTGCTAATTCTCCATTTACATACAATCTTACCCTATCTGATGCTGTTGCTTGTGTAGTGTCAAATCTCCAAACAAAATGATACCAAGCTGAAGTATCTCTGTATTTAGCATTAGTCACAAAAATATTACCCTCATAGCCACCACCTTTCATATAACAATTCAAATTGTCGGTAGGGTCATGGTAAATACTTATTCTTATATCTGCACTTACATAAAAATCACAAAATTGATATGCACTTAAATCACTACCAGTTTTTGACATTTTTACCCACATAGATAAAGTAAATATATTTCTATTGGTTGCTGTTCCCATTGTTCGATAAATTGATGTATTAGCCATTAGTTAAATCTCCTTAAAATTGTTAATTGAATTGTCCACCACCAGTAGCACCGAAACTAGAAGTCATACTAAATTGTCTAGTCGTTGTTTGGGCTTCTTGGTCTGTAATTCTGATTGTAAATGTGTAAGTAGTAGGTGTAGTTGATGACCCACCAAAATCTGATGTAGTTAAAGCACCAGTCGATGAATTTAGGGTAACACCAGCACCACTTAACACTGATGTTGTTTCAGCAAAAGTAATAGCACTATCTGATGATGCTTGAATTGTAAATAATGTACCACTAAAATTACCAGCAAATGTACCTAAAGATCCAGCATTTGTACTAAATGTTGGCGCAGTAGATGCTGTAATAATTGCGTTTGCACTTCTTGCGGCATTACCATCATCTAATTCTATTCTTACATAATAAGTGCCTGAGGCCAATGTGCAATTAACCGATAGTGTAGTTGCATTAGTTAAACTTACAGTATTAGCACTTGTAATAGCCCCTGTATCTGATTTAATAAATTCTACTGTTGGTATTCCACTAAAATTAGTTCCTGTAATATTTATAGTTGTAGCACTAGCTGGTGCAATCGTTTGAGATACATTAGCTACTGTTGGTTTTGTTTCTCCAGTTGGCTGAGCAATCCAAGATAAAGTTCCAGATCCATTTGTACTTAATACCTGGCCACTTGATCCTGTATTAACTGGTAAGATAAGTGTGTATGTAGCACCAGCTGAATGAGGAGGTGCTTGTATGCCCACACCATGACTATTTTGACTACAATTTAAAACTAATTTTCCATCAGCACTTGATCCATCGCCTTTAACAGTTAATGGTGTAGATGCTTGTATTGTTTTATCGCTTATAGTTGATGGAAGTCTAGCATTGTTTAAAGTTCCACTTGAAATATTTCCAGCACTAAGTGCGGCAACATTAAATGTACCATAAGCAACCAGGTCTACAATATCACCAGCCGCTAAAGCACTTGCAAAAACTACACTTGTGCCTGAGGTTACAGTTACATCAACTCCATTTACTTGCTTGATCCCATTCAGGAATACATCTATGAAACCGCCATCATAACTAAGACTGTTCCCATTATTATCGTTGCCTGTTACTGTTGTAGGTGTACCACTAATTGTGTAAGTAAATCTTTGTGAAGTTCCATTTACACTTGACCCAGCATTTTGCCATGACGACCCATTAAAAACATAAAGTATATTTTGGGTAGTATTAAAAAATAAATCTCCAGCTGACATACCTGATGCTGGATTTGATGATCCAAACGAATAGGTATTAGCATAAGAATTAACTGCGTTTATGTTTGTAGCTACTGTATTAATATTTGTACTGTTATTATTTACAGATGTAACTGCACTTGAAATATTATTAACACCAGTAATTGCAGATGAGATACCAGCTAAAGTTGATACTTCAGTTGCTTTTGGAACTAATCTGTGAAAATTGTAAGTATGGTTTGTTGTAGTAGACTCAACTAATATACCAAAACCAGCGGCTAAAACTGTATTAGCACCGCAATTATTTAAAGTAACTGTTGAGTTTCCAACTGTACCATTTGAAATTGTAATAACACCACTACCATTTGCAGTATGACTTGATGCTAAAGTTGCTACACTAACAATAGTCCCAGCACCATCATTGATGTCAGGGTTATTATTGGGAAAGCTAGTTTCATTTGCAATTGGTACAAAGCCACCAACTTCATCAACTAAGTTTGTAATTCTATTTGATATGGCCGCAGTTGTTGCAATAAAATCATTACTGTCTGACCAGGTTTGAGTTGAGTTAATTAACTCTGATGTATCTTTATTTAAAAATCTAGTGTCTGCCGCTGATGTTGTATAAAAAGTAGTATCATTAGGTGTATGGCCTGATTGCTCTGAGTTGGTAACTATTGCGGCATCTGCAATTTTACCAATTGTTACAGCATCATCTGCAATCTTAGCAGTTGTAATATTTGAGTCAGCTATTTTTGCTGTTGTAACATTTGAGTTTAAAATTTTAGAAGTAATTACTGAATCTGTTGCTAGTTTAGCAGATGATATATTGCCATCAGGCAAAGTAACTGTTTTACCACTTACATCTAAAGTTGATGCAAGTTTATCAGCTGTAACCGCACCATTAACTAATTTAGCTGTACTAATTGAGTTATCAGCTGGTATTAAAACATTAGGTGGTATTGAATTATTTGTAGCTGAAAGAGCCCCTAAATAAATTGTTAAAGTTTCGTTTAATAAAGTTCCACTATCCCAAGTAACATTTACTGTTGTGTTTGTTGAAAAAGAAGATGATGAAATAGTTCCATATCTATAAACCGCAGATGAGCCTAAATAAACTTTAACTCTTCTATTAGCATGATAAACAGCAGTTACATCAGATCCATTAATTGTAAAAGATGATGCACTAGCATAAGCACCAGTAAAAGCACCATCGCCATCACCATAAATTACCCACTGTGAGTCATTATACCACTCCCTAACATTAACCATTAAAGCTCTAATAGCATTATTTAGGTTACTAGGTAGCATACCCTCAGCAACATCAATTCCATTTAAAGAGGTGTTGTTTGCTTGTACTATTCTATAATCTTTTATTCCTGACATTTATTCTCCTAATTCATAAACCAACTAAAAGCTTTATCGCTTTCAGTATTATTTTTGTTAATTAATGTATTAACCGCCTCTTCAATCTGTCTTTGAAAAAATTCTTGTGTTTCAATTGAGTAACGAACATTATCTATATTTATTGTATCAGCCATTATCTGTTACCGCCTGGTGATGCTGTTAAATCTATTCCTTGTGCATGATTCCAAATACTTCCAGCTGGTATTTTTACATTTGCTCTCATGTATCTGCCTGATTGTCTTACAGGGTTAATACCTGAGCTGTTCATTGCGCTTGATGTAGATGTTGTAACTGCATCGGCCAATCTATCTCTTGTTTTTACAGTTACACTTGCACTAGCATCAACTATTGGTCTAATACCAGTTATATCAGCTCTAGCATTTGGAAATATTTCAGTTTCTTTAGTTTCTATTTCTGCCTCTAAAGTAGTTCCAGAAAAAATAGCCGCTTTAAAATTTTCATCAATAGCACCTAAGTATAAATGTCCTGTTGTCCAAAAATCTGTATCAAGTGAAATATTAATATCATCTAAGTTTTCACTTACAATATCCATTAACTCAACTGTGTTAGCTATTACAAATTGTTTAAAAATTTGTGATGCTTTAACTTTAGCAACTGACCATTTTTGAGTTACATAATTATAAATTAATAATTTATCACAAATACCAGTAGTATTTGGATTATCTTTACTTGGATATAACCATATAGCTAATTGATTAAATGGATCTACTGCCGCTGTAATTCTATCTGTATAAGCTTTGTTTAAATCACTTTCAAAAAATCTATTAACTTTTTCTGCACCAATTGGTAATACTTGATCACCATTTAATTGATAAAAACCATCTGATGAGTAAAAGAAAACTTGTCTGTTGTCCTGGCAAACTGTTTGGCCATAAACTGCGCCCCTGTTTGGACTTATAACTGAAAATCTAAATACTGTTGAGCCGCCAACAAAATCAAGTCTTGTTATTTGATCTTGCCTAAAAATGTAACCAATTTCACCTGAGGTTATGGCCACAACCTGACCACCACTACCAGGTAAGTCTTGCAAATCAGATGATTTAACACCACTTTCCCATGTAGAAATATCGTTTAAACCTGACCATTGTACTCTGTTTTTGGCATTTTCAATATTACCAGTAACTAAAAAATCCCTTACAACACCACTTACTTTAAATTTAGCTGGTACTGTGCCTGAGCCTTGTGCTGTAACTAAGCTTTGCAGTGTTGCAAAATTAGTTGATGTACCCATTAAGTAATACATTGGTGCATCTTTGCCATTACTAGCAATTATATATTGGCCAAATTGTGTAAATGTAAAAAAATCTGTATCTGTACCACTAATAGTACATGAGCCTTTAACACTAGCAAAAGTACCAGATGTTAATTTATAAATATTGTCTTTAGTACCCACAAAAGTAAATACTGTATTTGTATTATCTCTAAAACTACCCGCACCTTTAGCATTTTGTGTTACATTAGATGCACCACTATAAGCTACCAAACCTTTAACTGGTTTATAGCTTGTTTGTGCATGGTACACATTTGTAGCCACAGTTGCGCCTGGATTCAAATGAGCTGGTTGGTCTGGCAACCATTCGCCAAAAGGTAGTTGCATAATATTAACCTGAGTTTTGTGTTGATGTAAAATTAGATTGGAAAGATGATGCTACTGTATCTTGACTTCTTACTTGTAAAGGCGATCCACTAAATTGATCTTCCCTGTCATTTAGCTCTAATCTTTCTAAAGCTGTTGCGTACATCTGTTCCCATTTACCTAATCTAACTGGATCTATGCCACCTAAAAAATTGGCCGCATGAAACAAAGCACCATACAAATAAATTGCTGGATGGTTTGTTAAAATATAATTTGTTGCAGTTGATGCACTTAAAGCATCAAAACTTTTATAATAATTTAATACACCAGAATATGATGTATCTGGTTTTGGCATAAATCTAAATGTACTGCCTAAAATTGTATAAGCTACTGGTACACCAGTATTTGATGTGCCTTTAGTAGAGTCCATTTGTGATGGAGTCATATATCTTAAAGGATATTTAGTTGCCCCACTTAATATATAAAAATCTCTTACTTGTAAAAAACCAGTTGGTAAATTTTCTGTTTCAGCATTAACTGTAATTGTTGTTTGAGCTATCATATCTCTAACTCTTAATTTAGAGTTAAGATCCGCCTCAGTTAATTTAATAAAATCATCTTGTATTTCAGATGTTAAATCTGATCTATTTAACCAATTAGCAATTGATGCTTTTAATTCTGTATATGTTGATAGTGCCATTAAAATTTTCCTGGTGCTGTTCTAAAATATCTAAAATCAGAACTATTTAATTTTTCTTTTAAAATTTTGCTTTGAACTTCTTTAGGTAAAGCAAACCAATTACCTTGATTGGTATCTTTGTTATATTCTTTAGCCCATATTTCTAAAATTAAAGTTGGAATAGATGCTATTCTTTTTAATCCTTTGCCTGGACTATAACCATCATTTTGGTTGTATAACTTTTTATTGTGTTCAATAATTGGTTTAAAATCTTGAGACCTTTTTTGAACAACTCCATCTTTATCGTTATCAAAATAAGTATTAGTAATTAAACCATCTTTATCTTCAAGTATCTTTCTTGCCATTATCTTCCTTGACCCTTGTATCTTGTAAGTTTTTTATTTCTTTTTTCAGATTTATTTAAACTTTTTTTATGGACTCTAGGTCTTTTTTTTGGTTTTGGTCTTGGTACAAAGTGAACAAACTTTTGTCTGGCCACTAAGCACTCATTTCAGTTACATAGACATTTGTAGATGATCCATGAAACACAGCAATTTTTTCCCCAGCTGTTACTTTTAAAATCTCAATTTCACCTGATGGTAAAAGTGGACTTGTAGCAGATGCAGTTGGATTTGTGCTTATTGCAAAATGACAATTAGCATCACCAACAACTCTTATGTAAGTAGTTCCAGCAGTAAAAGCTGTACTAGCTTGAGAGGCATTATTTGTAGTTAGTTTTTGTGTTGCGCCTGGTCTTAGGCCATAATTATAACTCATTTTTGTTTTCCTTTATTT